CCGGCACTCATGCGATGGTGGTGGACACGCTCGGTTTCTCGCACTTGTCCATGGATGTGTGCTTTGAGGCCGTTGCGGCTGCCGGCACGTCGTCCACCGTTGCGCTGGTGTGCAAGCTCCAGTCGTCTGACACGACGACCGCGGGCGACTACGTTGACTTGACCGCAACGGTCGGCGGCGGCACCGGTGGTTTCACCATTCCGACGCCTGGCAGCACGACCAGCGACGTCGTGGTGCGGTTCGACCTCGATCTTCGCAACGCGAAGCGATACGTTCGCACGCAGGTCACGCCCCGAACGGCAGGCGGCGTTTATTCCGTTGCTCGCCTGTCGAGCAAGGAAGATGCCAACCCGTACGACGCCTCGACAAAGGGCGTTGCCGTTGCCGTGTCCACCCTCGGATTCAACTGACTCGCCGCCGCCGGGACTTGACATATCCTCCATGTTGAGTCCACGCGGGCGGGGCCGAGCCCACGGCCCCGCCCGCTTTTCATTTTCACGGTCACGGAGGAACCTCATGCTGGTAAATATTGGCGGACAGGGTGGAACGACGGCAGACATCCGCGTAGTCGCGGTCATGTCGATGCCACGGCTGTCGTTCACGGCGAATCACCTTGCGTGGCTCAGGGCGCTGATGCCGCTCGGCATCGAGCCGCAGATTTACACCGGGGCTTTCTGGGACCAATGCCTGTCCCGTGGTTTCGCCTCAGCGATCAAGGGGGCGGAATACATCCTGGCACTGGACTACGACTCGTTCATTCTCCGCGAGGATGTCGAGCAGTTGTTCACGATGGCACTGGCGTTTCAGTGCGACGCGCTCGCTCCGATGCAGACGAAGCGGGAGGACGGGCGACCGATGATTACGCCGCTCGGCACGTTCGAGGGGCCCGACCGCGGCAAGGAAATCGAACTCAATGGCGAGTGGCTGGGGCAGGCGGTGCAGGAAGTCGATGCCGCCCACTTTGGCTGCACGATAATCTCATGCGCCGCGCTCAAGCGGATGCGAAAGCCTTGGCTGCACTCCAAGCCGAACGACGACGGCGACTGGGAGGACGGGCGAATTGATCCCGACATGTGGTTCTGGCAGCAGTGGAGGCGAAGCGGCAACCGCGTCTACATGACGCCGCGAGTCGTGATCGGCCACGGCGAGTACCACATCACGTGGCCGGGGGCCGACCTCAAAACGCCGGTGTATCAGCACTGCACTGACTTCACGACGCACGGTCGCAAGCCCGACAACGTGTGGAAGGTGAAGGCATGAACTACTACATCGGCCGGTATCGGTCACTGATTCGCGTCAGCAACCCGGCTGTCGAGCCGGTCAGCGTTCGTGACTTCAAGATTCAGTGTCGCATCGACACTGAGGACGAAGACGACCTGCTTGTTGTGCTGCTCGGTGCCGCGCGGGAATGGGCGGAGCAGTACACGGCATCGACGTTTATCCACACGCAATGGCAGATGAAGCTCGACGGGTTCCCGGCCGAGATTCGTCTGCCGCGCCCACCGATGGCGATTGCCAACGGCTTCACCGGTGTCTCGATCGTCTACACGCCATCGACGAGCGGCAGCACGACGACGCTTTCGGCTGGTGAGTACCGCATCGACAACTTCTCGCGGCCTGGCACGTTGCGGCCGAACTACGGCCAGTCGTGGCCGGCGTATCTGACCGACGAGAACAGCGTGACGGTGACATGGTGGGCAGGCTACGGTGCTGACGCGACCAAGGTTCCGCATGCGGCACAGATCGGCATGATGATGATTGCAGCTCACTTGTGGAAGTATCGCGAGCAGTCAACGACCGACGCGCTGAAAGAGGTGCCGATGGGTGCCAGAAACATGCTCGACACGGTTCGGTTCCACGAATACGGGTGAGCCATGCCATTCGGAGCCGGCGAATATACCGAGCGCCTGACGGTCAAGCAGCCGGCCAGCACGACCAATGCCGAGACGGGCGAAGTGACGCAGACGTTCTCGCTGTTCAAGAAGGTATGGGCACGGCGCATTGAGTTGTCGGCCCGCGAGTCTGAGCAATACGGGCAGGTGGTCGGCACGGCAACACATCGTTTCGACATCCGCTATCTTTCCGGCTTGAGGCAGGATATGCGGCTGGAGTGGGACGGGCGCACGCTTGACATTGAGCAGATCATTGAGCGCGATCGCAAGAGAGATATGACGATCATCGCCACGGAGGTGACCACGTGAGCTTGGACATCATCGAGTCAGCGATCCCGGTTGTTTACTCGCGGCTGACGGGCAACGCGACGGTAGCTTCGTTCGTCGGGTCGCGGGTGTTTCCCGTGTTTGCCCCGACCGGAACCGACATGCCGTTGGCTGTGGTGCAGATCAGCGGCGTCGATCGCGATCAGGCGTTATCGGGGCCGACAGGCCGTCCGGTCGTGAGCGTCTCGGTGACGCTCTACGCCACGACCTACAACGAGGTGAGCAAGCTGTCCCGTGCGGTGCGGCGAGCCCTGGACGGTTATACCGGCACCACGGCAGGTGCGACGGTGCAACGCACGACGATGACGAGTCAGTCGGATGGCTTTGAGCCGCCTGGTGATGGCGAGACTATGCCATCGGCATACACCGTCTCGCAGGGCTACGACCTGCGGCTCGTGGAAACAATCTGATGCCCGCATTTGCCGCATCAAAGAAGGATCACTCGTCGGGCATCAAGCTCGCCTCCACCGACATTTCTGCGCTGCGAAAGGCGTTCCGCGACATCCACCCGAAGGTTGCTGCGATCTGCATGGGTGCTGCTGCGAAGCGCGCGATGGCTCCTGCCGAAAGCGGGCTCAAGTCGGCAGTCTCTGGGCGGATCGTCGGTGTCGGCCCGACCGGCAATCTGCGACGATCGGTCAAGGCAATCAGCCGACGGTATCCGAAGACTGGCACGGGCACGGCGGTCGTCGGATTCCAGAAGGCCGGGGCGGGAAAATCAAAAAGCGCGGCCGGCGGCAAAGTGAAGCGCGGCCCCGACCGGGCATTCCATCAGTTCTGGATGGAGTTCGGAACGAAGGAACGCGAGACAAAGTACCACGCCACGCGGCCGTACGTTCGCACCAAGCCGCGAGCGAGGAAGACGGCAGTCAAGGAACTTCGCAAGGCGGGTGTATCGGCGCGCGACGCAAACGCACTGCTCAAGAAATCGGCCACAGAAATCGCGACATCCGTGGGAGGCACTGTCAGGGTCCGCCGGCAAGGCGGCTTTATCGCGTCGAGCTTCAGCACACTCGGTCCGTTCAAGTTTCAGGGTGGCAAGACTGCGGGCGTGAGAACGTCCCCGAAGTCTCCGAAGGCGTTTTTCAAGAAGAGCGACCGGCCGGTTCGACTTGGATCAGTGCCTCCGTTTGCTCCGGTCAGCCAAACGTTCGAGGCGACAAAGGCGCAGGTGTCGGCCAACCTGCAGACCGAAATGGTTTCGGCAGTGGGAAAAGCCCGGCGACTGCTGGAGTCGGCGGCTGGACGGCGGATCACGGGGGCACAGCTTTTGTCGCAGGATTTTGGTGCCGATGTCCTTTTTTGATCAGATGAAATTGGCAGGGTGAGCCGGCCGCGCTGTACCGTCAAGGCGTACCGCTAGCACAAGGAGAACGCCGTGGCAGACGATTCGCAGGGAACGGTCTGCGTGTTCGCAGGGTTCACCTACACGGTGACCAACGCAGGGATCAGTGAGTCCACCGGCGAACTGGACGGGAGTCATATCGGGCAGACTGCCGGCAGCTACCGGCTGTCACAAGCCGCACCGCTCTACGATCCTGACGAGGTGACGTTCTCGTACCTCGGAAAAGTGCGACCGAAGCGCGGCGCGACCGGCACGATCACGGTCGGCAACTACACCGGATCGGCAACCGTGACGAACTCGTCCTCGACGTTCTCCGTCGGCGAGCTTGTCCAGGGCAACGTAACGTTCAAGGTCATTCCGACCTACACGGCTACGACCTTCTGATCGGGGGTCGCCGTGGCGAACCACAGTCAGAGCATCGTCATAACGTGGGGCTCGGCAACGCTCGGCGAGGTGGTTGGCGTCAGCGTCGGCGAGATTGTTGCCGACCTCGTGGACGTGACACCCAAAAATCAGTTGAGCCGACAGAAGCGGTTCGACGTTGCCGACAGTGATGCTGGCAGCATCACGCTGCGGATGCGAGCGACAACGGCGGCAAGTGCGACATGCACTGGGACGTCGGCCGTGCTTGGAATCACCGGGCCCGGCGTTGCATGGTCGTTCACCGCGGTCTACGAGCGGCTTGGCTGGGCTGCTACGGTGGGGCAGTTTCAAGAGTACAACGTAACCTTCAAGGTGAGTGCATGAGCCTGACGATGGCGATGATCGTTGCGGCAAACGACATGAAGCTGAAATCTGTCGTCGTGCCCGAGTGGCCTGACGACAAGGGCAAGCCGGGTGTCGTCTACGTTCGCGTCATGGCGGTTGGCGAGCGTGACGCCTACGAGGTGACATGGAAAAAGTCGGGCGGCACGCCCGATGACTTCCGCACGATCTACCTCGCGCGCGTGCTGTGCGACGAGGC